ATAGTACTATGCATTGATATAGTTAACAAATTCTCTCTTTCCTAACCATGTAGTTCATTGATGATACTAAATTGCTTACTATTGCTATTCTTTTTGCCTTTATCGTATGCATTATCCATTTTGCCTACAGCAGTGCCTTCTCTCCTTAACTCCTCTTCAATCGCACGTAAATAGATCATAGTAGTGTTAGGAGATCTATGTCCTAGCATATGTTGTACTTCAGACAATGTTGCACCATTCCTTAAGGCAGTGATAGCAGCTGTGTGTCTAAGTGAATGAGCAGTGATCTTTGCACTGTCAATGCCAATAAGTCTTAAGTATCTCTTAATGATCTTTGATATAGTAAGTGTAGTGATACGTGTTCCATGACTCACATATGAGTGATTGTAGAACAGAGGGGATGATTCAGTGAGTGTATCTATCTGATTAAGATACTCTTTAATAGGCGCAACTACTCGCTCTGTTAATCCTAATGGTCTATCTGCAGACCAATGTCCTTTGCCCTGAATATCAATAATCCAATGATTACCTTCTTTCGTAAGGTTCTGTACATTTGCCCTGGTTACTTCAATACATCTCATGCCTGTACGTACCATCAGATTGATTATTGCATAATCACGCTTGCCCTGAATGGTCTCACGATTGATAGATGATAGTAGTCTGTTTACTTCATCCGGCTTAAGATATCCCTTTCTGTATCCCTGAGGCTTCTTAGGTGAGTGTATTCCTGCAGCAACATTGTCATGTATGCCTGATTCTTCCAGATATCTAAAGAACTGACGAACACTAACCAGGTAGTTATCTACTGTCATGGATGCCTTACCGGATTCAATAAGCCATTGTTTATATCTGATGATATCAGATCTTTGAGGATTACGAACATCAGCATTCCTGGTAAGCCAACCAATAAAGACATGCAGACTCTCACGATATTTCTTACGTGAATTCTCTCTTATGTCCTGGTTAGCCAGAAATTCATCCATCAACTGCAGTATGGGCTTTTCGCTATTCATTTGGTTATGTGAACTGTTACTTTATCGCGGGTTAATATATTGATCTTTGCAAGGGGAGGTAATAAGCTATTTATTTCCTTAAGCTGCCGATGATTTCTAACAACATACAGATCATCCAGGAGAAGAACATAATGGCGTTTTCCTGTTATGTTTTTAAGCCTTTCAGCTTCCTTAACTGCATTACATTTGGATTTTTCAAGCTTATTCAGTCTCCTCTTTCTTTTCAAACGAAAGATCAAGCGTTGATAATCAATTTTTAGATTTTTAAGAAGTCTCATTTTTTGAAGTGTTTTTTATCTTGTGCTCCTTTTGCTAAATTGTGTCTTTTGCATAATGCTTCCCAATTGCTTTTATCCCAGGGATCCTTACATACATTTTTCGGAATTTTGTGATCTGTGACTTCCGACGGAATAATAAAACCTTCTCTTTTGCACTGTTCGCATAATGGATTTTCCTGCCTGAATGCTTTGCTCTCTTTCTTCCATCTCGATGTGTGATAAAATTCGTCTCTGGATCTGCTCGCGATCGGCGGAGCTGCTGACTTTTTTATACTCCATGGTCTCTGCTTTGATTTAGGTCTGTTCATTAAAAAAATATTCCACCTCGTTTAATCGGATAACTTCCTGCAAATTTCACTACCAGGAAATGGTCTATTTTTCTGTGAAGATCCTCACAAGCATAGAGATTAATAAAACTTATAGTTACCTCAGATAGTGAGAATTCAAAAAATGCTGATTCATCAATAAAATAGCTCTCCGGACTGATAATGCCTTTATTGCGTAATTCTTCATAGAGATAAATTGGCATAGTGATATCGTGTTTAAATTTCTTTGGCCGATTCTTCCCTCTTTGAACAATTGTGGTAATAAATCCAAAATCATCACGCCGGCTTTCAGCAATTATCAGGTCTCTTTTCATGGTTTAAATGGATTAGATAGATCTCTTTGATTTTGTTTTTATGTGTTTCTTTTCGTAGCGGATCATAAATCCAGCGATGATGAATAGAGCAAGAATTCCGATTAGAGTTGTCATAGTATCATTGATGGTTGAAGGTCCTTAATTGAATATCCTTTTTGTATGGCTTCTACGATCTTATCGAGAGTACAACGATCATAATCTTCTGAGGATAATGCACCTGCATAAGCCCATTCAATTTTACGATACATAGCAGCTCCATAGAGATTGTTTATTCTCTTTGCCTGCCTGAATGCCTTTTCTTCCTGGGATCTCCGTTCAGCATCTTCCTTTGTTTTTCTCTCCACATTGATCTGAGCAAGCTTATCGTTCATGGCACGCATCCATGTATTCACATTTCGGACAGTAAAACGTGTTGTTCCACCAAGTTCCCCCATTGCCCCTTTCTGAAATCCCTCACATACCAGGTGAAAAGGCATGAACCGTAAATTTGAATGCTTAAGCAGATCAACAATAGTGTCGGCTGTTCTGGCAGTAATCTCGCCCTGCATTTCGGTGTTCATCACAAAAATGGCATTGGCTGAAAGCTCAAGAATCATCTCTTTCAAGGCTTCATGAAGAATATCTTTGGAGTGATCCTGCATGTGAATTGTGAAATATCTACTTTTGAATTCCATCGGACTTAGATGTTTGTTTGTTTTTCATAAATTCGTTTGCCTCCCTGATAATCTTTTCAACAGGATCCTCTCCTGGAATTATTCCTTTAAGATTTTTCCCATTTTTTTTGAGAGGGAAAAAGCCGATCCATTCGTTATCTATGCTTTGTTGAACTATCAATAAGGCATTTGAGGGATCATCACCACTGAGAGTGACCAGTTCGTTGTATTTTGACTTCATGCCCGATTCGGTTTTATAGGGTTTCTTAACTTCCTTCCGATATTCGAGCCATTTCTCCCAAACAGGTAAAAAGGAAACAGAAATAAAAGAAAAATCGATGCTCTTATTCTTTACTTCTTTATTTCTTATATTCTTATTCTTCTTTATATTCTTGTTTGTTGTTATCTGTCTGTTGTCTGTTTGTTGTCTGTGTGTTATCTGTGTGTTATCTGTCTGTTGTTTGTCTGTTGGTATATCTTGATATTTGCCATAATTACAAACTGTTAACCTTGTTGTTTTTTGCATTCCTTCAATAACAATCATATTGTCATTTTCAAGTAGCTTAAAGAATGTTCTTACCATTTGAACCGACCAGTTAAAACTATTTGCCCATGTCTGAAGTGATTGTATGCTCTGACCGCGATTGCAGTCAATCAATGTACCCTGAATTAATGCCTTATCATCCTCACGGTTAACCAATATCAATATATTTTCCCATGCTTCGCGCCTGGTTAATGGCCTCTTTTCAGTATAAAGCCAATGATCCAACGATATACGGTATAGTTTTATCCAGCCCTCCATAAAACAGGTTATTGCAGACTAACTTTCTGACCGTTAATAACCAGGTTAATTTCGATGTCTATTGAAACCTTCTGCCGTATATGATCAGTGGTCGGCTGCACAGGGAGCATCATTTTTTTTCCAATCTTTTCGATTTCCCTGGCGACCATGTCTGTGAACTCAGCTTCCACTTCTTTGAAGTTCATAAATTTTGCATCCTTAAGGAAGTCGTAATTGAATTTTGGAGGCCTGTGAGGTTTCTCTGTTTTTTCGGCTGATTTGCTAATAGATTTTGTAACAACTTCTTTTGAAGAAAGGATTGTCATTTCGGGATCAGTCTTAATCACTTTTTCCTTCGTTTTCCAGATTTCTTCTCCTGCAGGGATTTCGAATAAAGCAAGCGGCAAATTGGTATTAAACCATTCTTCGAGTCGTATCCACGATGCTTTCCCCATTGCATCCCAACTATTAGGGTTCTGTGCCATGCTTATGTAACATGGATTAAGATTAAGCTTCTGAGCGGTTTCTCTTGTGTGCAGCTCTTCGCGTTGCATTGCTTTGATCAATGCTTCTGAAATCTGTTTTTTGTTAATTTCTGACATATTGGTAGGTTTTAAGTATTCCAATTTTCTGTTTATGCTTGAGTTTAAAATAATTATGTATATTGGGCTCGGGAATTGATTGATAATCATAATCATCTGTTAATTTTCTGAAAGCCCCATCCTTATTTCTCAAGACTCTAAGAAAATGTCTTTCCCAAATACGATTTATTTCAAAGCGATACTCTTTTCTCAGAGCTCCATTTGTATTGGTCTTAAGATTTAAAATGGCCTTAAATAGAGCTGCCTGTTGACAAAATTTATCTACAATATCATGAATGGGGCTCGGCAATAAGTCATGTGAATTATAACCGTAACTAGAACAGGAGAATAGAAAATGAATCCTACACACATTCAATTCTTTAGAAAGTTGATCGTTGGAGCTCATAATCCGACCTCCTCAAGCCTCCCTTTTGCTGCATCACCTTCTTTAACAATAAATTTAGCCACATCAGCCTGAAGTGAGTAAGTGTTGTTCAGTTGCTTTGCTAATGCTGCTGTACCTTTAGCTTCGTCGAGATCAATTTTTCTGGCAACTAGTTTTTCTAATTGTGATTCTAGAATTGTGGTCAACTTTTCAAATTTTTCTTTTGCTTTCATAAGTAAATTATTAGTAAAAATTGGTTAGATTAAATCATCTTCATAAAAAATCATCTTTTTACAATACCTGGCAAGAGCCTCCTCCAGCTTCGATCCTTCGCTGAACTTATGATCGTTAAGCAGAAGAATGGCATCGCATTCAAAAAGAGCATCAAAACAAATCTTCATTGCCTGGGCCGGAGAAGCCGAATAAGGGACTGCTTCAAGCGGATTGAAATAATCGTAAGTATTTTGGAGGAGTATCTTTTTGCCTCGTTCGAAATTGCGCGTCGCTTCCTCCCTGGGCAGATCGGTTACCCGACCCGAAATAAAGACTTTATAAGATCTCATAGTATAGGGTTGTTTAATAGTTTCTGAACATCTTTTCGGCTAACATATACCCGGCCTGTCGATTTATCCATGTCAGACTTTTTCCATGCAATTAGTCCTTTTTCCATAGCCGTTTGTAACCGCTTGCGCCCGATTAATTTTGAAGCCTGGTTCTGGCTCATGTAAGGATTAAAAGCCCTACGTTTTATTCCAAGCTCATTAAGCGTTTCCGTAATAGCCTGGTCGGCAGTATTGCGAATAAACTGGGCAAGCTCGGCACGTTCTATGGTAACAGGATCGGTCATTGAACGATATCAGCTTTGTTGCTTGTAAGCTCTTCTATTACTGTGCTGTTCAGGTTTCTGATAACTGATGCCAGCAGGCTGTTGATTGTTGAAAGCTCTGGATCTCCTTTCAGGATGATATTACATTTTTCAAGAAGATTCATTGCCAGGTCAAAAAGTTCTTTTTTCTCTTTCATGGGATTAATATTATCTTGTTATAAAATTTGATTCATCAATTTCGATTTGCCATAAGTGCCGGCAGTTTTCATGAAGATTTACAAATTCATCTTTGGGAGGAAATATTTCAGCCATATGAATATCATCAGGTAGAAACTGATAGCGAGCATCTTTAATCTCTTTATAAGACGGAAGGCAATCTTCACAGGATATTGACAGGTGCCATGCCTCGTTATCAATGCTGATAAGAATCTTACAGCGACCCATTTTATACCACCCTGGTTTATGGAGACTCATGTTAGTTAAAATGAATAATTGATTCTGAAAAGTCAGGGACCTCGCAGTATGTTTTACGTATTTCAGAGGCAGTTTTTGAAAAGGGACTATGAACAAGAACCTCCATGTGCAGTTTTATTTTGAGATTGTTCATCCGAAGACGCTTGAGTTCCTTTTCGTATTCTTTCGCCAGATCCTCGCTGGCTTCTAAAAGCGTTAATAGGAGTTTTTCTTGTTCGGTTGCCATTGGTTAATTTATTGCGGTTTGTTTAAAAACTGGAATTCCATATTTATGAAATACCTGCTCTATCAGTGGTATTTCTATTTTTTTAATGTCCCAGGTACCATTGAGCCGATAATAAAGAGTTCTCTGGCTCCAGTAAAGTGTGTTATATAATTCGTCCCGTATTATAGAAGTAAGCTCATCAGGAAGAGCATAAAAAGCCTCATTGAATTGCTTATTAAATTCATTTTTTATCTCTTTTATTTGCCTTTTCATTTATTCTGTTATATCTTTCATTGCAACTACTGCAAATATAAACGCATAAAAGCGAATATAAGAGAACATAAATGAATTAAGTTATTAACAATGTTATTAACAACGAATAACAGAGAAAAAGTGAAAACCAAAACAGACCAGGGCGAACGAATATCAGAAGTAATTATTGAAATGGGTCATACTGAAAGATCATTTGCTTTACAAGTTGGATATAAACATGCATCTACAATATATGCAGCGGAATACGGCAGAAAACTAAGTCCAAAATTATTAAAGAAAATAACAGATGGATATGAAGATATTTTAAAAAAAAGATTAAATCCACAATGGCTTTTAGTTGGATCTTTACCAAAGTTATTAACAGAAAATATAAGGGAAATTAGTCCCGATTTTATAGAAGAACCAGTTTTAACAATTGGGCAAACATGTAAAAATTGTATTGAGAAAGATAAGATTATAGATATTCTTACTCTTGAACGTAATGATCTTCTTCGTGATTATAATAATTGCTTGAAAGAAGTATTAATGTTAAAAAAAGCTGCCTCAAGGTAGTCTGGAAAAAAAACTTGCAAATGTAATTTCAGTATCTTAATTTTGATGTAGTGTTATTTAATTATGCCTTCAATATGAAAAGAATAGCTTTTTTTATTTTTATTACAATTAGTTTACAATCCTGCATGAGTTATAAGGAAATGTTCACGATAATTCCCGAACAAACGGCAGGAGAAATCCCCATTGGCGCAAATAAAATCACTATCAAAAATAATAATCTCTTAGAGGAAAATTATCTCAAAAGCTTTAAAATTGCTTTGTCACAAAATTACAGAATTGAAGCAAGCAACAAGGAACTAGGGTATGTTTCGGCATCCAAGAAAGACGAAGGAGATACATATGTGAGATTGAATATAATTTGTGGTAATGATAGTGTAATGGTAACTAGCGAATGGAAGGCAGGAATGGAATCCACAATTTATGCATCTGCTTTAAGTGGAGTTACAATAAATCCGGATTGGGAAAATGCTCAGTGGAATAAGCGAGCTGACAAATCAAGCATTTCTTTTGCCAAAGCTGTTCTTTTCTCAAAAGAAATAAGCTCTGATTTAATATACCAGGTGCCAAAAGCTCCTGTTCCTGAAAAGTACTGGGGGATGGAAAAGAAATAATTATGATATCCTAGCCGATCTTCCGTTAAGTTTACTGATCACAAGCTTATTCGCTTTATCAACCTTCTCCAGATCGAAGTCTATATAAATATCAGTCATGCTGTCAATCCCATGTCCTAGGGCATGTGATATCGTATCCCTGCTAACACCAAGTTTTGCTGCTATAGTTGCCCAGCTGTGCCGGGCACTGTAAGTGCTGATCTTAAAACCAAGCTCTTTATTTTTCACAATTGTTTTAAGCAATTTATTAACCTGGCTCAGTATATCGTGATCAGCCTCATGGATCCGGATGGGAGAGATCTTCTCTTTCTTTTCCATAAAATTTAGCAGGTACCTCTCGCCCTGGTACCGGTCAATTATCTTCTTAGCCTGGGGAAATATCTTAATTGAATACTCCCTGCCGGTCTTAAAGCGTTTATACATAATCCTTCCCTTGTGCATGCTATCTGGTTTCAGATAGAGAAGGTCCTTAAGGTTGATCCCAACCAGGTAAAAGATAAGGAAGAAAACATCGATTGCACGCTGCTGTTGTTTTGTAACATCAGTGCGAAGCTTGAGAAGTGCCTTCAGATCTCTGATGTCTAAAGATCGTTTCTGTGATTTCTCCTGTTCAATTTTAAATTTCCGGAATGGAGAGAGATCCTGTTTTATAATATCAGCATCTATGGCATGATAGAAAACAGCCCTGACATTATTCAGGTATATCCGGCATGTGTTGACCCTTGAATGACGAACGTGTCTTAAATACCCCTCAAAATCCCTCAGGAAGCCTATTGTTATTTCATTAAACTCAATTTCTTTTTTATGAGTGAAAGCTTCAAGATGATCGATCGTTACCTGGTAACTGCTGGCATAACTGAACCGGTTCTCTTTTTGAAGCTGCATGATCCGGAATTTCATGTAAGCCAGGAATCCTGATCCATGTTCTTTTTGTCCCTTCAGTTTACTTATAAGTGAATTAATATCAGTATGGATGATATCGGGTCCGGAATCGGCAATAATATCGTTGTATTGCTGCAGGAGAAGAAGAATTGCTCCGTTCAGTTTTGATTGTCCGGGATAACTTGCTTTAATCATCCCATCAGATCCCATGTACTTTGGATCTATATACCAGGGTGTTTTTATATATCTTACTTTTCTGTTATGTGATACCCGGATCTTAATATTAGCTTTATTATCCGAGTTAACCACATCTTTTCTGATGACCGGTTTAATCGAAGGCATAGTTTAAGGCGTGTATTAGGTGTGCGAAAGGTACAAATAAAAACAAATTGGAGCAAATATTATTAAACATGAATTTAATTGATAGGAATATAAAAGCCTGTAAGGTTCTAATTTACAGGCTCTTTAAATCTGTCGGGGTGATCTGACTCGAACAGACGACCCCTTGCACCCCATGTATAGAGTAAATTGCTTATATCGCGCAATCAATCAAAGAAATACATATATATAAAATAATATGTGGCGTGCCAGTAGCGTTCCGGAATGTAATAATCTATCTCTTTTTAAGTAATCTCGGAATAAGAACAATTAAAAAAACAATGCTTAATCCTGCTATTATCTGCCATAAAATCTTTTCAAATTTAGCCTTTTCTTTTATAGTAACAATTTGTGTGTTCCTGGTTTCAATGACTTTTATTGCACTGTCGAGTTTAACCTTAATTATCGTATCGCTTGACCATACATTGAGTTTTAAAGTGTCGTGAATAACATAACTCTCTCCATGAGCTGATCCGGAATGGACAATTAAGGTATCTCTGATTGTTGACCAGGCAAAAACAGTATCTGTTCCATGGACCAGGACCGGGACTATTGTATCTCTATAAATGACTGTTTTAATAGTGTCGCTTTTCCAGTCAAATTTAGCACTGCACCTCTTATAAGTAGCGCAACTACATAAAAGCAGGATAATGCCTAGAAAGCTCATTTTTTTTAATGCCAATTTTCGCATCTTATTGAGGTTTCTCAACTTCATCAGGTTTATTTGTTGCGATATTAGAAATTGTTTCATCTTTTTTTGCCGAACCCGCCGATGATCCATAAAAATACGTGACAATGGTTCCCATGAATCCGATCAATGCCCCGATAGCCAGATAAAGAACATCTTTATTCCCTTCCGGCATGGGCCTTGCTATGAGCCAAATCAGCACAGCAAAGAAGCACACTGTTATTAATGCTCCTAAAATAAACATTGCTATTTCCTTTGGCTTCATTTGTTCTGTGCTTCGTTGATTGTAAGCAAAACTCCCCATGCAATAATAACAATAGCCCAAAACTTATGACCTGCAAAAAATTCAACCAAACCAAATACGCCAATAGTGATTTGTGATGCATAGGCATATTTTAAGAATTTGCCTATTGCTACTAAAATTAATTTTACTGTTTTCATATAAATATGATTTAAGTGAAGTATTGTTTATATTCAGTCGGGATCTGTTTCAGTAATGCCGTCCGGATCTCCGATTTTTCAATCTCGCCATCTTTATTGATATCGAATAAAGGATTTTCTTTTGCAACAATATGTGAAGTAATTCTGAATGTATCCGGTTTACCTACAGCTGCAGGCCAGAAAATACCACAATATAAATCAACCCAATCTTTATATTTTCCCTTGAAGATCCCTAAATGTTTCTGAACATAATCCATCTGTTCTACGTTCGACATACCTTTTAATGCATCGGTTGTGGTCCCCAGGAACCTGGCAGTGGAAGGCATAAATTGAATTAAACCGGTGGCGCCAATAGAGTTTTGGATGTGAGAATTAAGAGTGTGCCCTGTTTCGAACCACATAAGAAACATCAGATGTTCAGGTTTAACACTAAGATATAATGCAACCTGATAAACTTTAATAATGAAAGCATCCTTATTTTCTTTTATAAGTTCATCAAATATCATTTTTGTTCAGCATTATTATGTGGTTTAGGAGTCATCTTGATTAAGTCTTCCCTCCAGCAATATTTTGGCAATATTGGTTTGCCAGTTCCTAATTCTATCTCTATACATTCACAATCCTCAATATACCTTGCTTCACAGCTCACACATATTCTGAATTCGTATTCTTGTTTATTCATAAGTAATAATAATGAATCAATAAGGCTAATAGAACTGAAATTGCAACCGCTATAGCTATTCTTATAGCAATAGCTCTGAATGAGTTCTGCTTCTTTAAAGAGGTTACGGATTTTTGAAGGGTAATCATTTTCTCTGAAAGACAATCCGGGATCATACCTCTTATATCATCAACATTATCTCCTAATATTTCAAATTTGGCTCCTAATTCAATATAATTATCTTCAACATCTCTGATTTTTTTGGCTATTGCATCCTGACCTCTTTCAAGTTTTTCAAGAGATCTCATTATCGGATCGTAATGTTCCGCTACCTTATCATAAAATCTTTCAACAATATTCTCATTAATGAATCCCTCATGAGCATTGAGTATCTGACAAAGCAATTTATGATCCGCAATTGTCATCCCATGCTTATCCCTGGGATCTTCAGTTGAATAGCTTTTTTCAATGATCGCAAAAGCCTGGTCAATGAATGAGGGATCTTTACTTTCGTTTTGAGGGGCCATTAAATTTAGTTTTATTAATTGAGTCGTTAATGATCCAAACAATTGCAATAAGAATCAGAATAGAAAATATCAGAGCAAACCAATTTGCAAACGTTTCACTCATTTCTTTCTTTTTTGAATTTTAATCTTAATATCCGCTTTTGATTCGTCATTTGATTTATTTACGGGTGCAACAATCGTAAATTCCATTCCATTCATATAGTTCATAAACTCCTTTACGGAATTGGTATTATCCTGTACAAATGTGGCATAGGAATCTATCTGCTTTCTTTGATTCTTCGAAATCATTCTTATAGTGTCTGAAATATCTATGAATTTGGTACGTATTTCTTCCCTAAAATCTTTATTTGCTGAATCAGATTTCATAAGATATTTTAAAATAGAATGATCGATTGTTACATTACTTTTAAAATGATCAATAGCGATGGCAATTCCAGCTATAGTAACGACAGCACCAAATAATATTGTTATCGCTCTCCATCCTTCTGAAAGATTCTTAAACCAGGTTAATATTTTAAAGTTCTTTTCCATTCAATAAAACTTCATAAAATCGGTAATAATCAATCAAATGCTCATAGGATCTGCTACAACAACCGGTTCTATACTTAATATTCCATAATTACAATCTTTAACATAGGAACCATCCTGCTTATACAAGACAATTTCATAATAAAGACTACTTGCCAATAAATTCTTTGTGCTGGACGATAAAAAACTAAAAGATAGTTCATTCTCAATTTCGTTAATTGCTCCTGATAATTGAATAGCCGGGATATCTCCTTTGTTTAAGGAAGCAAATAACTTCGCCACTAAACCTGTCCATATTGTAACATTTTCAACTGTTACTGTTATAGTTTCGGTGCGACCTTTGCGAATTGAAAAATTAATTGGTGTAGCCATATCTTAATTCTTAATTATCTGCAAATTCTAATTCTTTCTCAACATTTCCTTTTATAGAAATTAAATCGTTATTACCATCTATTGTAATTATCCCAACATCACAATTCCAGTTAATTTCTTTTTCAGCATCACCGGATAAAATGAAATCAATTATATCGCCTGCCAGATTTATTATTGGAAAACCCGAACCTAATTCAACATTATCTGCAATATGCCCATGAATTGCATTTGCTATTATTAATAGTTGTTCCCAGCCAATTACATTATCGGATTGCAAAATATGTGAAGCATTCTGTATTACGAGTAATGATTGTATGCTTAATGCGACATTTGATGCTGAATGATTATGGAATGTTTCTGATATTATTAAAATTTTATTTTCAGTTAAAACAATATCATCTGTAAAATGTGAGTGTATTATTTTTGAAACAACTAAAATATTATTCTGTATAAGAACTATTCCATCATTGCTTAATAAATGATTTGCTTCTTGTACTATTAAAAGATTCTGCTGAATTAATACGGGATTGCCTGCATTTTGTATGTGTATAGTTTTTTGAACCGCTAATGTAAATTGCTGAATAATCGCAATATCATCTGTCGTATGAATATGTGAGGCTCCCTGTACTATTAATGTTTGTGCCTGAAATAAAGCAATCCCATCTGTAGTCTGAGCAATTAAATCTTTTTGTATTATTAAAGTTATATTGGAAATATCTGTAATATGAACCAAAATATCAATTAAGCTAAGTAATCTTTGATTTTGCTTTACTTGATCATTTACAGGATATAATTGAACATTTGCATCAGGAGATGCATATAATCGTAAAGTAGCAGGAATTAGAGGTGTTGCGTTAATATTTATCACAGGTATCTCTCCCGCAAACAGTGAGACAGCTATAGAAGGTATTTTTTTATCTAGTTTTGGTGGAGAATCATCAATTACTGATTGCAGCTGAACATCCACCGATTTGATATATGCATTATAAGGACTGATGCCTTTATCAACAGGAAATACATTCACATCCGTACCAGCAGCTGCATTAAGTTGTAAGGTAGCAGGAAGTCCAGCATTTCCGATTTGCTGGACAACCTGTTCCGAAGTTGGATATAAATATATTGTTGGCATTTATGTTCCTATCAATGTCTGAACCGTGCTGCCTGCTAAATTTGGTGATTTAAAAGCTACTATATAATGAGCATCCGGATATCGGCTATATAATAAATAATTCCCTCCAGCATCTGAAACACAACCATCTTGCCTCGTATCGTCCAATGTTCTGAATAATTCTACAGAAACACCTCCTAATGGAGTTCCTCCTGAATCCTTAGTAACGCCCTGAATCTTATATAATTGAGCATATTCATTACCTCCATAGGCCTCTGTAAAAAAATCGGGATATTCCCATAGAATATCATTGGGATAAATATTATTAGGACAATTAGCATCCGAAGAAGAATCTTTACAGTTTATAAATTGAGACTTTGGCCAAAGATGTTGCATAAATATATCATATCTGTTTGCAAGGATATATTTATAATTTATATTTATATCCATGCTTGAATCATCCTTTGGAGGTAGTCCTACCCAGGGCCAAGTGCCTCCATTAATAAACATTCCAGGCATTTTATTCAGATATTACAGCCCACTGATCCATTACCGGAGCAGTCGCAATTATCCAAATAATCATGGAAGCAGATACAGCTATAAATAATCCTCTCGGGAATGTCCATATCACGCCGGCGCCTATCGTAGCCGGGCAAGTAATCCTTCTGAAAAACTGAAGTGGAACTGTCGGAGGAGTACCCCAGGCGACACAAGCAGTTGTATTAGCATTCGGTTCTCCAGGATCCTCCTGGAGGAAGTTAACAGGTGAAGTTGGTGTAACACCAATAGCCTGCGGTCTACCCAGACCAAGTGTTGCAGCTACAGCGGTTACCTGGGCTAATCCAACCTCAAGTAGTTGAGCCCTGCATGTAGCTGTTGTTCTGATCTCCCAGTTAGCAGATGCAGCTGAAGTTGCTACCGTTCTTTGTGATAATGAATAAATTGCCATTTTATTTTCCTCCTTTTTTAATTAAACTTTTATTCTTGCTAAATGATTTACTTTAGTATGATCCATCTCAGTATAGCGGGCACCATTAGCTATATGAATTAATCCTCCCTTGTAATTTTTACAAACATCGATTGCTTTCTCAAACATCTCAATCATTAATTTACGATCCGATGGGTTGTCAAGAGGACCATTCACTTCAAAAAACTTATTGTCCGTTAATGTTAAAATAATTGTAGTCTTTGCCATGATTTCTAATTATTAAAATTTAATTCGGGTCCGCAATTTCAATATCCCATGCCGGTACCGTAACAGTATTTCCTGCTATCAATGTCTGCGCGGTAGATGTAGTAACATATAATAATACGGAATCGGAACAAAGAGCTATATGCTGTGCGTTTCCGCCAGTATCAACCGCCAATGTAGCTTCCTGATTAATTGTTAATTTTCTCCCACTGGTATCTCCATCAACAGGTCCGGTGAACGAAGCTGAACTAAGTCCGGTTTTTATCGCTAGTTTATAGGTTGCTGTTGCTTCAGCATATGTAGTAGGCTGAGTGCTGCAAACACATAATTTAGTTACTCCGTTTTTAATAGCATTCAATGCTGCATCGAGGATACTATTATCTACTAATTTTCCCATGATATTATTATTTTATTTTTCAATCATCTCAAAACACTGACCCATAATTAATTGAGGTTGGAAAAACGCGATACATTTTTTGAGTAATGCTATTTCTTCAACCGTAAGCTCGACCTCGGTTTTACCATCACGAAGTTTTTTAAAGATTTCATATTTGTTGAATTTTGTCTTCTCATCATCATCCTTAATTGGAGATAAAATTGAAGTGATACAAACATCCTTTAGAAGGAGTTTTGGCCTACCTTCTGCTGCAATAATAGATTTGCCTTCTGCATCTTTAAGTTCCTGGTTAATTTTAAGTTTCATATGATTTTATTTTTGGTTAATAAATTATCTTATTCGGCAGGAAAGGTGTGATTATAAAATTCTTGCCATCCTGCCGAGTTATAATACTCCATAGTTAAATATCTCGAATGTGTTTTATCAACTAATCCTATGGCACTTCCCCCTGCCATTGTGACAAGTATTGCATCTGCAGATTCTGTATCTGCAGGTATATATTGACCATAAGCATAGCCTATCCATTCAGTAGGGTAAGATCCATCAGTTGGTTTATATAAATAATGGCATCGCAAATCACCATAATAAGAAGAACCTTTATCGCTTGGCATACTATAAACTCCTTCACCAAAACTATTAGTTTCCTCCAATGGTTCTATGTTATTACCATTATGAGCATATATATACAAATCATAAGTTGGAGGAGATGCCGGAACATATTCATTAGCAGTAATGGTATAAGCCAGAGAGCCATCTTCTATTGCCACATCAGAACCGCCATAAGTGTAATATGCATGAATTTGCACTCTGTAATCTGTAGTTATGTTTGGGAAAGGAGCCGGAGTTGTCCAGGTGAGCCAGTCGCTTGTTACAAGAGTAGAAGAAAACATCTTTAGCACATTTATATTTTCTATAGTGCTGGTTGCTAATAACAACCCACCACCACCACCAGAAGCTTCTCTTAATTGAAAAACCACTTTTATATTATTCCATGAATCAACGGTTGGATTATATGCGGGCAATGCTTCCCCTCTTCTGAGTATTGTAGATATTTGTATGCCATAAGCACCACTCGTTATCTCCTGTATCTGAACTTCTTCATTTGAAGGATGGGAAGCAAAATATGTAGGAGGCAACGCATTTTTATCGTATCCTGCAAAATCACCAAATCTATATGGGGCGGATCCAGCAGGCTTATAAAAAGAATGAGGATTAATATTTGCAGATTGACAAAGCTGAATAATATCTACATTGTCTTCTCCTAGGATATTTCGAATTATTGGAGTGGTAATATTAGAGATAAGCATATTATTACCATTTCTACTGATAGTAGCAAGACCCGTATCCTGAACCAGATTGTAATATCCGGTTTTGTCAGAACTGTCAGTTATATGAGCTGGTATGGCTACTGTTTTTGGCATATTAAATCAATTAAGCGGACCAACTGTTGTTCCATTAATTCTGATATATAATCCTGCTGTTGTAGTCCACATATCTCCATTTACAGGAGCAGAAGGTGCCGTGCCGTGAGGAATTCTAAGACCTGCATTCGCAGCTACTGATGCAGCTGTTAAAACAGGAAGGCTAAAAGTTGCAGTAGTGGTTAAAACCAATTCAGTCGTTGCATAAGTATCTGAATGTCCAAAAGCTATAGTTTCTCCTGGCCGGACTAATATCTTTATTCCACCTAATGCTGAAGGATGAAAGTGTGAAATACACAGATAATTTGGCAATCCACTGATACTATTAGAAGCAAAAGATTTAACGGAATCTTTTCTTGATCCTTCTATATTAAATTCAATGCCTACATTATCATTATCTCCTGCTGGCCCGATAAGTGAATGATTAAATTGTATAAGTTCATAACTATCCATTTTACCAGTAAATATTAATACACCACCACCACTTCCAGTTAAATATAATTTGTTGGTATATAAATTACCATCGTAATTTAGACGATTGCTATGTAAAGGATTGGTAGAACTTGAGTCAAACTTCCCTGCAGCCTGGGTTGTATAAGGAACATACCAGGAATTAGTGCCATCCCAGTGAAGTATGTTATCCGTTGGAGTTACTCCACTGCTTATAGTCTGCCAGCTTCCATCTCCTCTTAAATAAGTGGTTGAAGAGGGCGTTCCAGTTATGGCCGAAGAAAAAATAGGAACTTTATTCGTAGCAATAGTTGAACCCCATGCTGATCCTGTTGTGACGGCCAGTCCCAATCCTGATGGATAAGATGCATAACCCGCGATTGCATGATTTCCCCAACTATAAGCTGTATTCCAGTTGGCCGAATTGTCAGTTATTGAAGTACTCCATGCCGATCCGGTTGATAGAGCAATACCGGAACCAGGATATGTTTGCGAAGTAAGATACCCCGCGCTGGCATGATTCCCCCAACCATAAGCTGTATTCCAGTTTGCTGAATTATCTGTTATGGAAGTTCCCCAGGCAGATCCTGTTGATAAGGAAATACCTACAGCAGGATAGGTTTGTGAAGTAAGATATCCCATGCTGGTCCAGGGAGTTCCCGTTACGTATCCTGCGCTGGCATGATTTCCCCATCCGTAAGCCGTATTCCAGTTTGCCGAATTGTTTGTTATTGAAGTTCCCCATGCAGATCCCGTAGAAAGTGGAATTCCTGCATCAGGATAAACCATACCTCCAGCTGCACTCAAAATACCATTTGAATCTATCGATAAACCGGTTCCTATTTTGACACCTCCCAGGACCGTAGGAGAAGCTATCGGTAAAGACTCCCAGATTGAAGAAGGGAATTGACTAAAATCCGAATAAGCCTGAAAATCATAATCACAGGCTATTGCAAGCTTCACACGTAGATATTCGTTAGTCTCACCCGGATTCATTAATTCAAAAAAGGGTGCAAGAGTCCCCATTTTTGTAATATCGGGACTAATGGCTGAAGAAGAAGATGATGAAGAACTCCCTCCGGATCCACCGGAAGATGATGAAGAACTATCAACGGAAGAAAAAGTTACTTCTTCATTGCTCCATGCCAATAGTTCGAGAAGCGTAACATTAAATGTCTCTTCATAGATATCCCATTCTCCTTCGCTTATTTCAAATTCGCGGTTATCATTGTATGAATGTTTTATTATACTGTCAAATGCGATTATAACACCCTTTATTTCTCCTGTGAGTTTCTGCCTTGCAACCCTATTATCGCTAGCAAGCGAGCGAGCCAGTTGCTGCAAAATAGAATAATCCGGCCAGTCAGTAGTCGGAGATCCATCGCTTAACCAGGTTATGTTTTTGTATAATAACCGGGCATTTGGAAGATCAGGTGCATCAGCTGCGAGAAGTTCTATATCATCGAGGTTATTAGGTTCCGTGCTATCAGGAAATTCAGCAAGTGTTTCCAAACCGGTAGGATATAATTTACCATCTGCCGTAATAAATTTCAGGTCGACATTACCCCAGGCTACACCGGAGAAAGTATATTGATATAATTGAGTGGCCGATATACGGTAAAGAGAAACCTGAAGTGTTCCGCTGAATGGTATTTCGTGAGTAATAATCTCTAATTTATTCAGTTTTGGTATGCCCCCGATTTGCGATGTAACTGTAGTGATAACAGAAGTCAGAGTATCTTTCCAGCCATCCTTACTTAAAAATTTAGCATTTGCCAGAGTTCCCCCAACCGGTATTAAAGCAACATTAAACTGGAGATCAACAGGAATAGGAATTGGAATACCTCCATAAAGACGATAAGCCAAAACACCCATTTCGAGTGAAAGATCAAAATCCTCGCCAGCTGAAGCTTCAATTTCTATATCCTGGTAAAGACAATCGCTTGTATCATTATTACCAGGAATAAAAGCAAATGGATTTCCATTGCTATCAAACCTTTGCTCTGGTGTAAATGTTCCGAGCTTACTCCAGCCGGTAAATGCATTACTCACAAACTTCGAGAAATCAGGATTTATCAATAAGGAATCCTTCCTTCCATAATCGTGACTTATTTTAACCTGTTTTCCTCCGGGCTCAAGAGAAAACTGCAAACTGTTTTTTGGAGTAACATAAATTCCTGTACCCGGGTAACCAAGATCTAATATCGAAGGAGCGGCTTCAGTAGTCTCATAAACACCTGCAGATGTATAGAGCATTCGTGCGCTCTTTTTATCAGCCGACCGGGTTATAGCCCAACGGCCCCGGCGCTGAGTTATTTCAGCATTATAGTTTATAAGGATTTTTTCTATTGCTTCATAACAATTCAGACCAGCGAAAATCTCGGAATCTATAAAAGTCTGTTCAAGTGGAGTACGGAGATGGTTATGACTTACTTCAAAAAGATTGATCGCTATTGAATATCCCAGGCCAAGCCCTATTTTATCAACACAATAACGTATGATATCGAGTTGAGAATTTCTTCCGGTTAATGCAAAAGATTCATTTTTCAAGAGACCCAATCCATCCGAAGCCGAAAAAGTAACATTAACGGGGCAAGGAACATAAGGAACCTGGTATTGTTGCGGGAGGTTATACCCGGTCCATATTAAAACATTTGAAGGGTTATAGAGCTCTACTTTTACTGCCTTACTGTTATTAGTGTAAAATTCGAGAAATTCAAAATCAGCTTCCTCGCGTATTGAAAAGTTAAATGAGGTACCCCGGATAATATCTGCCTTATCCTTTTTTAATATAAAAGGAGAAACAGGAACATTCCGGTCAATAGGATTACCGGTATAACCATCAAAATAAATCCTTGCCTTATAAAGATTCCCTTTAACGGTTGTGCACAATAATTCATATTTTAAACCAAATGCCATTATGTTACAGTTTTAGTGCGGATATTCTCCTGGTTAAAAACATAAACTAGATCCTTTCCCTTAGCAACAAGGGAACCGGTGATATTAATACTTTGTGGTTGTGGTGCCTGCCTGGTGTCATACGTCAGAGAACCAGAACCTGAACCATAAGAAGTCGAAGATCCTCCACCACCAGATGATGATCTTGACAAAGAACCTTTTAATGCAGATCCAAGCGCTACAAGAGCAATTCCCGCTGCCAGGGCAACCGGCCATGCACCTGGTATGACAAGGGCTTTTTCGATGCCGGCCTTAGCTATTGCCATGCTTATAATTATCTTTCCAACATTAATTGCGAGCTCGGCAAAAGTGGATAACATCATATTACCGAAGCTTTTAAGGCTCCCATTACCTTGCGCCATCTCTTCAAAGAAGGTTCCTATATTTGCACCAAGCTCTTCAAAAGATTTCATCAGTTCACCTTTGATGCTAACACTTAATTCTTTAACTGATGTTTTAATATTATTAAGAGCAAGTGTGGTAGTATCAAGCACCTGCGTATTTAAGACAGGAAATTGTATAGCTTCCAAGGGTGCATAGTCTGGAGTTATGGTTGATGCTTTTAGAGCAGCCAGCTTCTTGGCATCAGTTTCATCCTGGGCAAGCTTTATTAACTTGCCTTTTTCGCGTTCAAGAGTTCTGTCGTAATCTATCTCTTCAGCTATTTTATAATTGTATGCATCGTAAGCTGCCGATAAAGCCTTCTTAAGATCCATATTCTCCTTATCGGTCTGCAGAGCCATCTGTGCATTGAGCAACTTTTCAGCGTCGAGAGCAAGTCCGTCTTTTATTATTTTATGTTCAATTATTGCAGCATTTTCTAAAGCACTTAACCGTTCGGTTGCAGAAAGTGTAGAATCTTTCGCATCCAATCGATATTGAGATAAGAGAATATTCTGTTCTGAAACAGTATCATTATAGTGCATAGTCATATAATTAAGATCATATGTACTCTGCGCTAATGCTTTAGCTTCTGCAGCTGCAGCTTTTGCTTCTTCTCTAATTCCTGTGAAAGCTTCTTTTATCTGGCTGAATCCATTTATAACATCTCCCCTGAATAGTGACATTAAGCCCTCTCCGAGAGTTCCCAAATGTTCAAGTAGTACTTTCCCGACGGCCTTTAATTCTGTCATTCCTGAGGCCAGCTGTTTAGCTCCTCGTTCCGTCGCAGTGAAATATGCAGCAAGAGAACCAAGTAAAACGAGCAGTGCACCTATGCCGGTGGCCATAATTGACTTCTTAAGAACATCCATGCCGATAGCCAGCTTATCGCCTTCGGCTTTTGAAGCCTTAAAAGCCTGGGAGAGATAGTTTAATGATTTTTGTGCGGTTCCCAGGGCATTTGTAACTCCGGTCATATTAACACCAAACAACCGGGCGAACTCATCGATCTGGCCGCCGGCAGCTCCCTTAAAATCCGACATGGCTTTCTCGCCATCTTTCAGACCAGCTTTAAAGTCGGTAGTATCGACTCCAAAATGTGCTTTAAGATTCGATATTACTGTTCCCATTGCCTGGCATTATATTGTTTAAAATACTTTCCATTGCTTTTTCTCTCCGGCCGACCTCTTCTTCTGATAATATTTCTGTTTTCTCATCAACGCTTATCTTATCCCAGGTGAAAGGCCATAATTCATGTGGTGTTATCCTGTCTTCTTTGGATAGCTGTATGTTCATCAAAATTGTTGTTGACATACGTACTATCTCTGCAATGCTTTTAATTCGTTCGCTTTCTCCTTCGTTATATCCTCCAACCGCATCCAGAAAATCTCCTACCAGCATCGTCCCGAAACGTTCGGGAGTATAATTAAGACATCCAAGAGCAAAACGGCGAAAATATCTGTAAGTAAAACGGTTAAGATCACTCTCATCTAAACCCTCTTCCTGAAGAATATCCTCGGTGCTTTTCCTTTCTCCAGACTTTTTTTTTGCCCATTGTTACCGCTTTGCGCTGCCAATATTGCTGAAAGCATTACAATCCCTTCCATAGTTATCAAACGTCCAAACTGAATCTCATCCAAACCCAGTTCTTTTCCTTCAGCTTCTTCACCTTCGATGGCGCAGCACCAGGCAATTGTACGGAGTGTACTAACATTAGCTTTTCCATCAGTAAGGTCCGTTAATTCTTTTCCAGTAAGTTCTGTGAATCTGCCCAGAGCGTTCATATTCCAGATTAAGCGAACATCGCGGCCATCGGAGAGTGTCAGGTAGTCGGCTTTCATATTACGGCGTTACTCCAAATGTTACAGATCCTTTAATCACTTGTATCGAGGCAGAGAAAGTACCGGTATCTTTCGAATTTCCATCTTCAGAATAATCCGTCAAGACACCAGTCCCTGATGCAATTTTCTCTCCTGATACAAAACGTCCATAGACAAATGCAACCTGGGCTCCTGCGGCTAATGCTGCGCGAAGCGTTTCAAAATCTTCATACGTAGAGCCTTCACCGGAATCTCTTTCATAGGTTTTACCGGAAAATGTCATGCTCATGTCATAATCTACAAAAGACTGTATAACATTTCCTGAATTCTCTTTCAGGTCTATATCTTCGAAATTGGGTTTAATTTTAAGTCCTGTAGTTTCAAGTCCTCTTATCAGTTTGGTACCCCACTTAATATTAAGCATGTACCCTCTTACTCTTGTTGCGCTCATTATATGTCAGAGTTAAATTTTACTAAAATGTGGTAAAGGTCACCGTTCCCTTTTTAGCTGTTATGGTACCGCTGAATGTGCCAGTATCTTTGGTAGTTCCATCTTCGGAATAATCGGTTATAATACCCGTTCCGGATACAATTTTTTTTCCTGTTGTAAATATGCCATATACAAAGGCAACTTCTGCACCAATTGTTGCCGCCTCGCGAAGCGTTTCAAAATCTTCATGAGTGGAAGCTTCAGCCACTTGGTCTCGCTCATAAGTCTTGCCTGAGAAAGACATATCAGTATCATAATCGACCAGTTCCTGGTTAGGCACACCCTGATCCGCTTTCAAAAGGATCTCTTCAAAATTGGCCTTCAGTTTAAGACCGGTTGTTTCAAGCCCTTTTATAAGCTTGCCACCATATTTCAGATTAAGCGTATAGCCTATTATCCTTGTAGTTGCCATTTTATTGAGATTTTAACGGTTTGATGTTAATATTGTAAAAGTTAATATGTTGGTATATAATTTACTTTGTGTGTCGAAGTCTGGCGCTTCAGTTTCCCAGATTACCGATTCGAATGAAGTACCGTTTAGAGTTGTTCCGGCTAATGCCAGAATTGCATTTTTAACTGACTGTATTAATGTTTCAAGAGCTTCTGGCAGCAGGTCTATGATTGCTATTTCGCAGACATAGCTATATCCTGCAATACCCGATTTAAGATATTCGGGAGTGGCCGTTTCCTTATGAACACAATAAGGAGTAACGATCCCTTCATCGCCCATGGCGAGGTAAGTGTTCGGGATTATTGCCACTATTGTGTTTTGTAATGCCGTGCTTATCATTTTGCTGCTCTTTGCTCTAAAAATTTCTGATGACTTACTTCATAAGACGATTCAAATGTTCTTTGTGCCTCAGGTAGAGACTGATCAATTGCTCTTTCAAAAAAAAGTCCTGCTTTTATGCCACCCTTCCAGTTCAGTGAAGGTTTTCTCCTGGGCTTTTGGAAGGAATGTTCATCATTTCTATTTGCCAGGGTTCCGTAATTATGCCAGTATAAAAGCATGTACGGATCCCATATCACGCCCCGGCTATTACGATACATCATTTTACGACCATAAGCGCCAACAGCCAGCGTCATGCTCTTTCCTTTTCCTGCTTTTATGTCAATGACCTTTTTCAATGGAGTGAGATCTGCAGGAAGATTAGCTATCATTGCTTTCTTAACCGGCTCGGCAGCTTTGCGGAAAGCTGCAATAACAGGTTTGCGATATCCGTCTTCGGGTGTTTCACGAAATATCGTTATGATATTATCGTAGCCATCGAGTTTAAATCGGATATCGCTCATTCAGTTACCTTATCAACAAAAATGTCAATGAACATTTTCATATCATCAGGATTGATTGATAATATGTTAAAGGTTTCGGAGTCGTCAACGATTCTCATTGTTTCGTTTATCAAACTCCTGTCTCTATAATGAGCATGATATTTATAACCGTAAGGCGATACTAAACGGTCATTAATGAATTGCTCGTTACCTGCACCATTCATCTCACGTGATACCCAGGCATAAAACGAATGAGCAAAACCCTTCTGAGGTGCGCCCATATCCGTTCTGGTAGTTGTTGGCACCCGGAAGGATACACGCCGGTTCATATTGCTCATTGATCCCATCAGTATCGCTGTATTTTATAATTTACTTCCTTCAGTTCCGCTGCTTTAACCTGCAGTGATCCTCTGAAATTAAGATCTGAATTTTCGGGATGCAGATAGATTTCCGAAGCCCGGAGTATAATTGCTTCACACAGATCCTTGGGCACACTTGCAGCATCGGGCCAGCCAGTTGTAAACTCAATCTCAATTACATTCATCCTTGCCGTATCGGGTACAAATGGAGTGAGAAATCGAAGCCGCGAAGTAAGTTCAGTATTGTCGAGCTGGTATTTTACCGGATCAATAGTTGTTAAAACAGATGCATCCTGGGCGTAATATTTAACTGAATTGATAATACCAACCGGTCCCCGGTCTATTTCAGTTTCGTCGTTATCGGGATAATCATCGAGATATAAAGAAAACGTAGACAGGGCGTATTGCCTGCCAGTTGCTGTCTGTGAAGATGCAACCGCTCTGTCTATCAGTTCCTGTAAAAGCTCATCCTGATCATTGTGCTCAATACGCAGGTTGCGTTTAAGCTGTGCAAGGGATACAGGAGAGAAGGCAGGAGCTGTTTTTAACTTATATCTAAGATCCATGACTTATTACTTTTCGAAATAAGCAACGATCTGTTTGTATGTGCCTTTACCAATACCTTTTACATCGGTAATTGATTCGCCTGCCTCCTTCACTTTTTCGGCAGAATCAAAACCTTCAGCGAAAAGGATATCACGTGCCGGGAAATCTTCAGGAAGAGTATTAACAACATCATTATCGCCATCGTCCGGGAGCATAATTACATACCCGGTATTAAGCAACTGAGCTGCTTTTTCATCTTCAACCAGTCCTATATCGCCTGCACTATATGCAAACTCCGGATGGGCTTTCTGAAATTTAACTTTTATGTATTTCATTATAATTGTTTTTTGAGTTTTTAAAAAGAGGGGAGCCTTCCATGGATCAGCTGGAACGCAGACCCCTCTTCCTACCTAAAACTAACCTAACCTATGAAAAAACTTTTATGTAGTGAGTGCATCCTTCATGGCAGCAAAAGCTGCAGGATATGTAGCACAGATATCGTAATATGATAATGCAGTTATTTCTATTTCAGCTTTCTTTTTGAGTGAATAAGGATCTACAATAATATCGAGTCCTCCCCATTGACCTATAAATAGCTTACTCCAATCGGCAAACAGGATAGCGGAGCATACGGCACCAGAACCACCCTTAGTAAGAGTACCTGGCACGGCATTTGTAACAAGAGCCTTATATCCGTTCATACCATCCTTATCCCATATAAATTCGGCTGTATTTGAAGCCTTAACAACCTGTTTGAGTTTTCCACGAGCCTTCGCATTTGTGAGATAACCCATAGATGGACCATCGGCATTGGCTGCAAGTATTTTAGATTCAAGAGTGACTATATGACTCCACGCAGGAGCAAGGCCATCTGTTCCACCAGGAACATCTCCAATGCCGGTAACTCCTAAAATACCTAATGGAGCATCAGTACCGGCGCCATTAATAGCAGCTATTTGTAATGCCTGTGCGATACTGTCAACGAGTTCGTCTGTTATAAGAGTCTCTACATCGGGAGTTGATTGTTTTAACAGCTTAAGTGATAATGCTCCGGTTGCCTGAACTCTTTTGGGCTGCATGGTAACTTTAGTGAAGGCTATTTTCTGAGTTGTGTCAACGGCATCTTCTGCAAGCCAGGAAGCAGTAAATAAACTTCCGGTAACTATAGGAAAATCACCAACTAATCCTGTTATAAATTTTGCACCTAGCTGCGATAAAACCATTTTATTACGAAGTGCTGCAAGGAACAATAGAGGTGATTCTTGTTTTAAATAGCCACCATCACCAGCCGTTGCAATGTTCTGTCCGGTACTGGCACGTGAAATAGGTTTGCTTGATAACAAGAGATAAGGCACTCCAACGCCAGAAATTGAACGACCTTCGGCAGTGGCTTCCTTAATTGCTTCCTGATGCATTTCCAATTCAACTCCATCGAGCTCGCGCCCTTCAGCTTTGGCAAGAATTGCATTACGGAACGAATATGATCGGATATCTTTCTTATCCTGGTCGGAGAGATCGCGGCCTTCGATGGCTGCTTTAGATTTCAGAACTTCTTCCTGCTCAAGAGTAACACGCAGTTCCTCATTTACAGCACAAAGTTCTTTATGATCATCGGTCCACTGTTTTCTTTCTTCATCAGTGAACTCGGAGGCCTTCTTGTTGGCTAAAGGTTCAAGCTTCTTAAGAAGGTCATCCTGCTTTTTGCGCAAGTCCTTACTTTTCATTTTTCAAATTTTTAATTATTAATAAATGCCTCAAAGGCCTAAAACTCTTTTTTTGAATTCAATCTGTTGTTTTTCAATGATGTCAGCAACATCTTTCTGCGCCATTTCTTCCATAATCATCTTGCGGACCTTATCGGGATCGGTCTCGCGGATCTCAATATCCTTTCCATCGAGAAGGTCGAGCACATCGCGAACACGTAAATTTTCGATTTCTGATAAGCGGAACTTCTTGCCAAGTTCCCGGAAGGCATACCTAATCGCTGCATGTGTCTGATTACGCATCGCTTCGTTAGCACGTTTTGTACCATCGGGGTTTGAGGGAATGTTAACCACGCTCCATTCAAGAAGTTCCTGTCCGGCAAAACGGAAAGTTTCATTATCTGCTCCTTCAGCTTCAAGACCAGCACCCCATTCTCCCTTGCCGAAGTCTAAAAAACCGACTGATGCAGCCCGGAGAGTGCCAAACATTATCTTACGGAAAATCTTATCAGCCTGAAGGTTTATAGATGCCGGTTCGAATAGAGGAGTACCAACCAGGGCTAATAAACCAGACATATCTTCAACTCCTATGCCTTTATCCTGGGCAATTATATCATCAGGATTAGGAGGATTGCACATATCGCCATACAGGTTATGCATATAACCAACTACCGGGTTTTTACGGTAATTATCGAGATTCCAGTTTGCCTGGTTAAGGATAGTATGATGGCGATCGCGGGTGGGAGTACTGAGAACGAACGGGATTATGCGGGATTCCTCGACGTTTGTAGGGATCTCGCGCACCTGTCCGAATGTTATTTTTTTAATTTTTGTCATTTCTGTTGATTATTATCCTGGTTAACTGATAATGCTGGTTGTTTTCCCTGAAGGAAAGCGGGATCGAGAGGTGTGTCGAGACCTTCAATAGGCTCTTTGTTTTCTATTTCACGAGCTTCGTTACGGGTAAGAATGCCGGTTGAAACAAGAGTTTGCTCATAAGCTGCACGGGTTTTCATATCGGCACGTAAAAGACCATCCATATTGTATTTTATACTGATTGTACCTTCGTCTTTGAGGTTTACCAGCTTACTTTCGAACTCACATTCCTGACCTTTGAGAATTGGGCGCAGGGAATATTTTGCGAATTGCATATCCTGTTGTTCTCCATTACTGAAGGTCGCCCTGGAGAGATCTCCGATGAGAGAGGGAGGCGTATTGAAAAAACGGGCGATATCCTGAAGCTGGAATACCCTTGTCTCGATGAATTGAGCATCGTTCGGAGGAATTCCGATAGGTTTATATTTCATTCCATACTCCAAAATAGGAGTAGTATGGTCGCCAACAGCTCCACCATAGAATGTTTCCCAGCGTTTTTTCCATGCTTTAAACTGAGCATCTTCCATATGCCCGTCAGTTTCGAGAGCTCCTTTAAGATTTCCACCCTTCTGGAAAAAATCAGCTCCGAATTTTTCGGCAGCCAACCCCAGGCCGATACCTTCGCGAGCTGCCTGAATAGGACTCATTCCGGTTATGCCATTACGCGAAAGCATTTTAAAGTGAATGACCTCCCAATAGAAGAAGGTTCCCTTAACGCCCATGTCGGGGTCGTTAATAATATAGAATGGCTCACCATTGTAAACTTTTACGGTTACACAACTGGAATCGACCGGGATAAGATTGTAAGGATCGCCTTTGAGATTAAACTTGATAACTGCATACGAATTGCCACTCAATTGCAGTCTTGCATTCATCAGTTCAATAAATGAAAAACTGTTCATGAATTTATTTGGAGCATGAAGAAGCTGGTAAATTGGTCCGCCGGTAAGATCTTCGCGTTTCCCTTTTGAAACCCGGTGAACTGTTAACGGAAGCGAAGCCGGAATTTCGGAATTCAACCTTACACAAGCAAAAACAGCCGAAAGCTTCATTGCTGAAGTGGCATTTATCTGAATGCCTGCAAACGAAAGGCCTGTAATATCGGAGAGGCCAGATGTCTGATAATCTTTAACGGGCATCATAAAGGTGCCACGTGTTAAAACTTGAGCTGCGTTGCGTAAACGATCGGAAAACTTCATTCGTTAGTACCTTTTCATCGCTATTGAAAAAAGTTGTAGAATTATGCTTTACAAATTTGAGTCGAGGAAATGGACTATCACCGTAACATTGTTACTGTAAATTGAAAATAAATAAAAAACCTACCGGAAACTCCGATAGGGTGAGGATTAGAATAATTAGCTCCTATTGTGAGGGGCTTATTACAACATCATAACCTGATCCAATTTTAAAACCATCCGCAGCTTCCTGATTTACTGTGTTTAATAGAATATTTGTTCCTCCGGAAAGCTGATAATAAATAGAAGTAGGATCGTAAGGTACTTGCAACTCAATTGCAGTTGAAACTGGATGTTCCTTGTCATAATTTACGCTTTCTTTTTTTGAAACGCATTTGCATTTTACTATAGTACTCATATTTTGTATGGATTTTATAATGCCCGTCCAAGGCTTTTATTTTCATTTCAAAACTCAATTATCAGGTTTCCCAGATTTCTGGTTTGAAGGCGGGTTTCTTTTCGGTGTGGCGCGTCATAAGTATTATGGCATTTCTGGCACCAATCGGCGAGGTTTTCATCAGAACAATTCTCCGGAATATGATCTTTATGGGCTACTGTGAGGACTATAACAATATACTTATATCCATATTCATCATTTTGGGTCTGCCATTCAGCCATTTCTTTGGATTCTTTGAATGTAAGTTCCTTTCCTGTATTCGGATTAATCCCCTGACCATAGTCTTCCATTGTTACATTTCCAGAGCAAGAAATAAAGTCACCATATTCGTCCCTATAACCAACTGAATAATTCCGAACTCCGCATTTTTCACAAAGTCCCTTAGATCTTTTACGTATTCTCTGGACAATTTCTGTCCAATTTGCTGGGTATCTATTTTTATTTTCGGGTTTGATGGGCATCGTTTTTTTTATCACGTACAATTCTGAAAGAATCAAAGCATGAATATCTTAAGCAGCCGATAGCTTTGAAATATTTTTCGTTAAGAACATCAAAAACAGCCTCTTGTGTTGTACAAGGATCGATCTTTCGGGTTTCCTGAAGGCATTCCCAGAAAAGATCAGCAAATCCCTGTTTTGTTAACATCCTAATGATGTCTCTATCGACTTCCAGTTTGCTAACTGTCGGTTTAACGTAGGCCTTCTTCATGTGGTTCTTAAAGTATGGGTTTTATAAATCTGTTTATCTTCTTTGCCGTAAGTAACGCTGAGATATTCGCCGATAGCAATGATGAGAGCTACAATCCCATCGATCTTATTCCGGCTGCGTTTTTTATCGGGTTTAATATTTTCATTGATATCCTGGTAGATCTGCACGTTTCCCAGCATCCAACGGAGAACCGGATCATCGAGGTGATCGAGCATGCCAGACATTGCCATCTTTTCAAATTCTTTCGACGGTCCGCTCATGTTCATTATTCCCTGGGCATATTCATCCATTTTCTCGATAGGAAAACCGGCAATTATAAGTCCCTGAATAACTCCATGGTAGGCTTTTGCCGGGTCATAAGCCAATCCTTCGCAAAAATATTGTCCGAGAATTACCATGATATCGGTTACCATCGAGTCGATATCAATCACATCGCCAGGAGTGGTTTTTATCCTACCTGCTTTTACCCAGGTAGGGTAATCGACCTTATCTTTCATCTCTGAAACTTTGGCTTCTGGGATCCAGTAGTACATTTTAGCGACAGGATGACCGTTGATATCGGGGAAATAAAGAGCAAGCGCGTTAATATCGACATGCGAAGCCAGGTCGAGACCCCAATAACATGGTTGCTTAACCAGGCTTTCCAATCGTGTTTTGTGGGAACAGAGCATCCATTTTTCATCAGGGATCCATACTTCCGGAGCATCGACCCAAAGATTCAGGTTTTTAGTCTTGAATGACACCTCTTTGCGCGGATCGTTAACTGCTCCCTGGAACTCGGACTTGAATCGGGATGGGATAACACTCACTCCATAATTCGGGTTTGCTTTCTTCCAGGTCTCAGGATCCTTCCAGTCATCTTTTTGGTCCGGAGTATAAATAATAGCGAAAGTGTCATCCTGCTGTTTGATTCCTTTGAGAATATCGATGCAAAGAGCCCGATAATTAAAGCATGGCAGTGTTTTATCCCTTCCAGCCGTAGTGATTATGACCACTAATGGCTGAGTTCTGTTGACTGTAGCGCTCTGAATGTTCTCAAAAACCTCGTTATTTTTCCAGACATGATATTCGTCGATGATCGCTGCTGATGGATTTATACCCTCCATGCTCTCAGAATCACGTCCGAGCATCTCCATTTTGGAAGATGTTTGAGGGATATTGATATTTTTAGTGAGGATCTTCGTGCGTTTTTTCAGGGAAGGAGAGTGCTCGATCATTTTTTTAGCTGCAGCGAAGCAGATCCGGGCCTGTTTCTCCACTGATGCTGCACAATAGACTTCGGCTTCTTCTTCTCCATCGAAAAATAGAAGATAATCGGCAAACACTGCAGCAAATGTTGTCTTTCCGTTTTTCTTCGGGATTTCAATATAAGCATAATTGAACCGGCGGGTCCCGTCTTTCTTTTTCCAGCCAAAAATGATATAAATGATAGCTGCTTCCCAGGGTTCGCATTCGAATGGCACCCAGGTACGTTTGTCAGGAGTATGTTTCAGGAATTTGCAGAAATCGAAGACCCTTTCAGCTGATTTTTTATCGAAATACCAGCTGTTTTCGGGAGCCACCAAAAGATCTGCTTTATGTCGTTCGAAAGTTAACCTTGTAGTTTTACTCACAAGCACTTCCCCTGATATCACTCCATCAATGTATTTTTCAGCTGCTCGGATCATTACAATGAAAAATATTCACAAGAATCATTTTCCCCTTTACTCTCAGGACATCCGTTCTCATTATAAAAGTAAGTGCAATGCTTACAGATTTTAACAACCTTCTGTGCCATTTCTGCTTCACGATCTCTATTCATTTTATCGATCATAAGATCTTCCATTGTTCTCATATATCTATATTTTAAGTAAAAATAAATCTGTCGTTTTCTTCGATTATGGTTGTGATAAACGGGAAGTCGGTAACCGGGACCTGAAGGATAGCTTCGATCAGTCCTCCAGATGAAGTAAATATTACATACTTCACTTCGTTGATTGAGATCTGAAGGTGTAGACATTTACCAGTTCCTTTCTCGGCAAATACTTTTGATGGTTCGAGCCTGAAATCATGTACCACAATTTCGCGGTTTAATACCTTGGCCATCTTTATTTTGTCGCCTTCGAAACCTTTTGCTGAAGGTTTTATATTAAACTCGCTAAACTGTTTCATTCAATAACTTTTTTAGCAGGTTTTTACTGTTACAATGCACAGCCCAACCCCTGTATGATGCGATAGATTGAGGGTTTTTGTTACTTGCCAGCATCCTGGCAAAGCTTTGTTTGATGCTTTTTCTCAATCTTATATGTGTATGCCTGAATACATAACCAACAAAATCAATTCCCCTGGAATTAACCGGGAATATCTGATAGTTATTCTTTACGGTAAGCTTTAATTTCTCCTGTAGGTAGTTCCGGATCTGATCAAGTACCTGGTGTAGATATGATTTACTGTCTGAGAGAATTACCATGTCGTCGGCATAACGGAAATAGTATTTCACTTGCAGATCCTCTTTCAACCAATGATCGAAGTATGTGAGGTAGAAATTTGCAAAATATTGGCTTAGGTAGTTGCCGATGGGAAGCCCGTCGGCACTGTCGATAATGCCATCGAGGAGCCATAGCAGATCCTGATCTTTTATCTTTCTCCGGAGCAGCTGCTTTAAAACTTCATGATCGACGTTTGGGTAGAACTTTTTAATATCAAGCTTCAGACAGTACTGGGTGCCCTGCAGGTCCTTCAGCGCAAATTTAACTGCAGTTGCAGCTGCATGAATGCCACGTTTTTTTATACAACTGTATGTGTCTGAAGTAAACGCAGATACAAAGATCGGTTCGAGAATATTCATTACCGCATGATGTACAATTCGGTCAGGGAAATATGGGAGCCGGAATATGATCCGCTCTTTGGGTTCGTAGATTGTAAAAGTTGTGTACTGAGATGTATTGTATGTTTTACCAATCAGCATTTCGTGCAGCTGCTGAATATTACGGTCCCGGTTCCGGTCGTGCCTGGTCACTCCGGGCTGGTTAAGTTTTCCTTTCCGGGCAATAGAGTCTGCCAGCTGAAGATTTTCAACTGAGCAGATCCTTTGATATAAATTATTTATTCGTTTCATGCCTTTGCCTTTGAAAGATCGCCTTCCCCTGGGGTACCAGCGCTCTTTAATTCATTGTTATTTTTTGCCATGATGGCAGGGTTTATGCTGCAGTATTTGCAGAGGTGGGAACTGACATTCGTATTCGTGTTATCGTAGTTGTAATTCGAATTCGAAAAACCGAACCCGGACGACAAAACCGGCAGCTCTGGCAGCATACAACCTTAATTTTTTTATTCTGGTTTCACATTTAAAAGCCAATTCTTCCACAGATCAGGGAATTGGTTTAGAATATAAATTGCTTTTTCTGAAGTGTCTGTGCAAAGGCGGGAACCGACAAACGAAAGCGAGTAAGCGTAGCCGAAAATCGAAAACGAAAAACCGAACCCGGACGACAAAACCCAGGGCCATGGGTAATATTTACCTTGTGAATGATCACTAAAATCAGGCTCCCAACCATCATTGATTGCTTCAAAAATTACCATAAGAAGAAAACAAGTTGTAAGTTGGGTGCGGAACTTTTCCGGGATCATTGAAAAATCAGGCAGTTTTGTAGAATCGTATCCATTCTTTTTGAATGCATCTTCAACGGTTTTGATTGTTCTGAAATCAAATACCTTCGTTTTCTTAGTTGTACTTATTTTTACCATCTTCCGTTTTTTAAATAATTATTCAGAATAAAGAAAATACTCCTGATACTCAGCTTTAAATTGCTCGGCTATATACAAAGCTTTCTCCCAGGTATCTGTGCAAAGGCGGGAACCGACCCTCGCATCCGTGGTATCGTAGCTGAAATCCGAACCCGAAAAACCGAACCTGGACGACAAAACTTCAAACAAGGGATAGTATTTATATTGATCCCAATTGCTCCAGTCGGGCTTCCATTCGTTGTTAATAGCCTTATAAATAATAAGCAATTTATAAGCTGCAATAATCGGCTTTGCGAACTCTTCCAGGATGCCAGAAACATCGGGAAGTTTTGCTGGATCTGTATTCACTTTTTTGCAGGCGTCCTCAAAAGTTTTGATTGTTGTGTAATCGAACTCAGGACTACTCTCTTTAATTTTTTTTGCTTTTGTTGTCATAGATTTATTTTGTTATGGTTAGAAAATCTTTATACAATTGGAGGAATTGGTTGCCAGCATACTTCGCTTTTTCTTCAGATTCAAAGCAAAGGCGGGAACCGACACCCGTACGCGCGTTAACGTAGCCGTAAGTCGAATACGAAAAACCGAACCCGGACGACAAATTAAAGTATGGCCACCATTTATACTGGTTAGAATTATTCCAGTCGGGTATCCAGGGACGGTCGTAATCAATCAAATTAATTGACCTTACAATAATTTTAAGTTTCTTGTAAGCCTTTTCATCAATAGTATCCGCGTCGTTTACTACACTATCGGGATTTATGCCCTGTAATTCACAAGCATCTTCGAAGGTTTTAATCTCATCGAAGCTTTTCTTTTTAAAGTAATCCTTACCGGAAGTTTCCTCCAGGATCTTCTTTAATGCATCAGGAGAATCTGAGTAGATCTCTTTTGCTGTTTCTTTTTTAATTTTTAGTTCCATAATGTTGATTGTTTGGTTAAATATTTTCTTTTGCCAGGAATAAACAAAGATGAAATATTCCATCAGCCCAGAATACAATATCACCACGATCTGCAAGATCACGTTCTATATCTAATTTCACTGGCTTACACCGACTGAATTCTGCATTGATCTTATTGATCTTTTCTTTAAATTCAGTTTTGAAGCTTTCAACCTGGTCAGAGGTTACAATTCTGCGATCCATCTCCATTGCGACTTTATGAGCTGCTTTTTGAAGATTGTTTTTTGAACACCAGTGATCCTGGGTAATTCTGCTGAAGTAATTTTTCATAAGTTTGGCTATTGGTTGTATTTATTTTGCATTTCATCGAAAGGATCCTTGTCTGACCTGGCCGGTCCGCCAACTTTCATTGCTGAAACCGGATCGAGTCCAAACAAAGCTGCGATATCGCGGTAGTTTTTCTGAGCATTATTTCTGATCGACACCCAGGGCGACTGCAGGTAATTGCCCTTATCGGATATAAATACCTTTCCTCCGATCTTTAATTCCCTGGTTGCTTCCTCATAGAGTGAAAATTCTTGTGCCATCAGGATAACGAGTTGCACATTAGCGACATTGAGAAGCTTCTTGCTGATCAAGAGTTTGCAAATGTTTTTAAAATACTTCTTTCCATTATCATCCATCCATACTTCAGGTTTAGGAGCAATGAGAAGTAAATCATACTCAATAGTTTCTTTAGTACGGTCCTTCCGAACGGTACCGGAAAGCTCTT